TTTTCAGCCATCATCCTCCTTTGCCGGTCCCTGCCGGAGCAGGCAGCTTCTTACCTTCCTTCGGCTCTGCCTCTCCGTACAGTTGCTCTAGCTGAGCACGCAACTCTTTGTTGCGCACCTTTTTGACAACTTTGTTGAGAATGTCGTTCTGATCCCAGCCCCTGCCTTCCAGCGCCTTGACGAGATGTGTTCCCTCGGCTGGCGTGAGGTTGCGAAACACCTGCTTCACCCAGCCAGCAGGTGCAATAACCTTGACAGACTGTCCGGTCTTGAGCTTGGCGTTGAGCACGTCGGCCAGATCTGCCATCCGCTGCCATTGCACATCGGCCAAGAACGCATTGATGTCAACGGCATTGACATCAGCCACCTTACCGTTGAGGAACGTCTGCGCCTGGTTGACATCCATTTGTGCCATCGTACGCGCGGCATCACGTACCATCGCCATGCGCCTGGCCCAAGCAACTGGATCGGTGCCGGTGGGTGCCCCGCTCTGTGTCGGCAGCGCACCGCCCTGAACGGTCTGCGCAACGATCTGGAGATTGCGCAGCTTCTTGCCAGCAAACTTGCCAGTGATCGGATCGAAGTTCGGATTGCCGGAGGCAGCACCTCGGCGTACGACAGCACCGGAGGACTCAGGTTGCGTGGCCACCTGTCCCGGTGCTCTTGCCAGCATTACTGGCGGAGAATCCCAATTCTCGTACTCGATCTCGTAGTCATCCATTGACGATCTCCATGTGACCGTTCGACGGCTGCTTCACCAGCCAGTCACCGAGTTCGATCAAGTACCGCTCCGTTTCCTCACTGTTGACAGTCAGAAACGCGGTGCTTGTGTCCTGATCGAAGTACGCAACGCTCTCGGCGGGAGCGGCTTCTGGCATGTTGTCCACATACTCGATTGAGAAGTTGGCCCTGGGAATGAGATCGAAGGCCAGCGTCCCGTTCGGATGTTCCTTGCGAAGCTCGCGCCATGCCTCGCGGATGGTGAACAGCTTGCCATTGCGCTTGCGGCATTCCTCATCGAAGTCTTCGCCATCAGTTGCGCGGACATAGCGAATACCAGCCGCCTGACCTGACAACAGAGTTGCCGCATTGACTGAATCGCGCGTTTCAGAGCGTCCAACACGATCTGCGCGTGTCTGCGAAAATCCTGAGAAATGCGCAGTAATGTTGTCCGCAATCTCTCGCGGTCCTTGTCCCTCTCTGATGGACTCAACGAGGAAGTCATTCATCTCGTCCTTGAAAGTCTGGTTGGTGAGCTTGATCAGACGCCCGGTCTGCTCGCGCACGAACGCATCGAAGTCATCCTCATCGATGTCGGCCTCGATGTTCGTGTTGCGCTGGTCGAGCTTGGCAGCCCTGTTGACGATCTTCCGGATCAACTCAGCCGAGCGCTCTGCCAGCTTCTGCATCTCTTCGCTATCGACGCCCCACTTGTTCCAGAGCTTGCGCGCCGCTGCCTGAGCCGTCTTCTTGGTAATCCTGACACGCCGCCGATCCTCATCGGCAAGCTCCAATGTGTCAACACCGGCGATGTATTTGGCGAAGCTGGGATAGAGCCGCCGGAAGTGCGACTCCCACACCCGCCGCAGTTGCAGCGCCAGTGAGCGTATCGTCTTGTCGCTGTAATGCTTGCTGGCAGGCAGGTTGGCGATGAAGTCCTCGGCATCGGCCAGCAGGATCTCGTAATGCTCATTCGGCTGGATGTAGATCGTCGGCTGAATGAACTCACCGAAGCCAGCCGCAGCACCGTTGGCAGTGACGCCGGGGGCCGAGCCGCCTGCTGTGAAACCCTGATTGAGTTGAGGGTTCCTGATGACGCCGACATTGCCCGGTCCCGGTGTCACTAGTGGCGGACCGCCCAGCGCCTGCTGTGCCGCAAGCTGCTGGCGCTCACGTTGAAGATCGTTGGGGTCACGCAACGGCGCGTTCATCCGGCGCAGCAGTTCGGTGATGTCGAGTTGTTCTGTCAGCAGTGATGCGTTGCTCTGGCCGATCAACTGAAGCACTTGCTTGTAGAACTCGATGTCCTCCTTGCGGAAGCCGTGGCTGACCTTGAATGCCACGCCGCCATTGTTGACGAACTCCGGGAAGTTGACGATCAGAAGCTGCGGGATCATGTAGCGATTGATCTCGTCATCGATCTCGTCCATCTGCAAGGACTGAGACTCAACGAAGATTTCTGCCATCTGTGCTGCTACGTTGCGCGAGCTTGTGCCGCCTTCACCCTCGATGAAAGCCTGCTCCGGCACCCACACGGAGCGCAGCTTCATCACGTTCAAGTAGTTGAAGCGAGCGTCGAAGATCCTCAGCGCTTCGGAGGGTGTCTCAAGGAACTTGAAGTCCCATGCTCGCTGTGAGGTGGAAGCTTCTCCAAGACCGGCCTCGGCCATCGTTGAGGGGACGGCTGCGACAGCATTGCTGCGAAGGCGGTCAGCCATCTCAAGCGCGATCTCGAAATTGGGTCGCGTCTCGCCGGTTTCCTCATCGATGATGCTGCTTCCCTCCGGGTGGAACGCAATCACTGGTGGCACAGCGACACGCTCATAGCCACGGTTGGAAAGCTGGAACAAGAACTTGTAGGCCCACCAGTAATCGCGGGCATGGCCGGTGCGCGGGAAGCCGTAGATCGAGCCGAGTTCGTCGTCCTTGGCATTCGTGCCCCACAGCGAGTGGTACACGTCGATCTCCATCACGCCCTGCTGCTTACCCTTGCCCGCACTCTTGGCAGTGGTTCGCTGCACCTGCGGTGCTTCGTACGTCATCCCGTCGAAGTCACCAGACTTGTCATTGAAAACCGGCTTGACAAGCTCCGGCCGCAGCGGCACCGTCGTCTTCCAGATGATCGGCTCGACCGAACCCTCATCCCAAATCGGCTTGATCTGGTTGTCCGGATTCTCTTCCTTGGTGTCATTGAAGACACCGCCGGGGTTCTTCATGATGAAGCGCTTGACCATCGCCTGGAAGCCGAAGTCCAGTGCGAGCGTGCGCTGGAAGATCAGGCGCGTATAGATCGGACGCAGTGCTGCGTCAATAAACGCGGCAACCTGTGCGTTCGGTCCATCCTTGTCGCGCGCCTCGATGTGCCACTCTGCTCTCGCCAGCGGCACCTTGATGTAGTGCAGCCCGAAAGCAATCATGGCATCCTTGCGCATCTGCCTCATCTGGTACAGCGTGACGCGCTCAGAATCGAACGGAGGACCGAGCACATCGCGCATCGCCGTCCATTGATCTTGGGTCGGCGTCTGCTGTGCTGTCGTCGGGGCTTGGTCCTTACCCTTGACAGACTTATCGATCTTGGCTTCGTCTTCCGGTGTGACTCCGCCTTCATCAATCTTTACACTAGAGTCTGATGCCATCCCGTTTCTCTATTTCACGTTGAGTGTGAATCGCGGATCTAGCTCGATCTGCGAGCCCCCGCGTGATGCTATCGAACCGAAGACCAGATCACCAGCTTCCCCACGCATAGGTGAACGATTGGATACCACTCTCTGCTGCTTTGTCGCTCCGTCCGCCTTTGCAGCGCGGGCCTTGGCCAGTTTCGCCATCATCTCCCGTCGCTTGCCTTCGTAGACTTCAGCATTAGCGATACCGTATCGCCAAGCCGCCATCGCGTGGTTGAACTTGTCAAGCTCCTTGCCAGTTCTCGGGTCCTTCTGCCACGCCTCGACCTCTTCACAGAAGACAGGCGCTTCATCGACATCGACAGCAAACCTGTCATCAACGACGAGGTTCTGCACGGTGTCGATGAAGCGTTCCTTCTTGCGCGTCTTGATCGGCCAGCTTGAAGGAATGCCATGATTGCTGAAGATGATCCTGTCACCGGCTCCCTGCGGATCACAGAACGTACCCTTGACCTTCCAACTGGGGCCGTACGCCTTCTTGTACTCCATGTCAATAGCAGTGACACGCTTGGCCAGCGTATCGGTGCCGATGCCGGAGACGTAGATCTCCTTGAACAGTACGTACAGGCCCATCTGCAACCAGATCGGCTCGTACTCAAAGCCGAGCGCTGGCACTTCTGATGTCAGATACTGGAAGTAGAGCACGCAGGCTGGGTTGGTCGTGCCCCAGTCCACGCCCCGGTAGATCGGACCGTACATCGGATGTGGCTCGTAGTGGCGCACACCGTAGACGTTCAGCGACCAGTCCTGGATGTAGTTGTTCTCGTCCTGTCCCTTACTGCATTCGTGCTGAAGCGTCCAGGTGCCAGGAGTGTTGCGCTTGAACGTCTGGATCAGATCGATGTACGGCTTCCAACCGCGCGAGCGGAACGCCTTCCCACCACACACCGACTCCAGCGTACGCGGTTTGCCGGACGGCAGCCTCCCCTTGACAACACGGTGACATTCGCACAGTGAATCGGTCGGCAAGCCCAATTCCTTCAGCCGCTTCTTGCGCAGCGAGGCATGCACACAACGGCAATTGGGGACCTCCGCGATTGTTTCCCAAATGCACCAGCAATAGAGAATGAACTGCGCGATATTGCCTTCGCTCAGATCCTGCTCGATCTCATCCAGAAGCTCCTGCATCAAGCCTCTTGTCGAATTGCGCGTGGATGTCACGATGTCCTGGGGCGGGATCATGCCCTTGAACCGCTCCATCCACGACGGCAGCGGACCAGTAGAACGATTGGTGACAGCCATGCCTCGGCTCTGATTCCAGACCGGGCGCTCCATCTGATCGACCTCATCGGCGTGCGACTTGGCCGGGTGCGGACCAGAGACAGCGTTCTCTGAGCCAGCCACGACCTCCACCGACGAGCCGGTCTTCCACACTGTTTGCGACTTCTTGGGCTTGTCGCGGATGAAGGGCAGGACTTTATCGCCACGCCTGCCAGTATCAGGGTCGTGCTCGTAGCACCAGTCTTCAATATTGTTGTAACAGCGATTGCCCTGAGCCTCCGTCGCCCCGAAGGACAGGCAACCACACCCCGCCTTGTAAGTACAGTTGAGATAGTGGATGAGCGCGACGATGAACGTCTTCGCTCCACCACGGTTGGCAAGCGCGAGCGCAGATGGAACGCGCTCAAAGAAAACGTCTGCCAGGAATTGGAAAGGTGCTACGTGACCTTCACATACCGCAACGCGCGGTATGTCAACACCGATGTTACGCTTGATCCACGCATGAAGCTCGTCGTCATTGCTGGGTCCTTCGAATTGCAGCCTGCGTGAAAGGGTTTGTACTCGACTTACGATGCTGCGCAAGTCGCTTGCCTCTAAGCGTTCTAGGGTTTCCGGAGTCACCCCCATTGCCGCTAGTGCTGGCGGAATCTCCGTTACGCCGATCTTCTCCAGAAACGGATGCACTCTCTTCGATGACTTCGGCGTCGGGGATGTCCCATGCTTGTCCTTCAATCGCTGCCGCCGTCTGCGGCTCTGCGATAAGTTCGAAGAGGGTGGCAATCAGTTCCTCCTTGGTCTTCGTGTCGAACTCAGCTTCGCTCTCGCGTAGCTGTAGTGCTGCCTCTTTGTTCTCGATGTCGAGCGCGAGCTTGACAGCATCGAGATTGGAGCGCGTACCGGCCTTCTTGGTCAAGGCTCTGTCAATAGCCCTGATCATTTTGCCGGTGAACCGCTCCCTGATTTCTGTTGCAATGGCCTCAGCGGCTCTCGCTTGCCGCTCAGCACCTCTCGGTGGTCGGCCTTGCCTCATGCCTGGCCCACCCATCCGGCCCTCATAGACCAGTTGAAGCGCCCTGATCTGAGGGTCAGAGTCGTACGGAAGCCCTTCCTCGCGGGGCTTTGCTCCAAGCCGGTGCAACCGGCCCAGCGCCGTCAATTGGCGCTGATTCAGACCTGGATCTTCAATCTTGGCAAGTTCTTCTGACGCCATTTGGAGCGCATTTTACATCAATCCGTCTCTAACGGGTACAGTCGCTCCAGCAAACCAGGGTCATCAAGCGCGACAGCTATCTCGTCAAGAGTAGCGATAGTGATTGTACGTATTGCTTCCGGATCTCGACCAGTCCCATTCCAATAGAAACCATCGAGCCAGCGCCGAACACGTGAGCCATCCTGGCCCATTTCTTCAGCCAAAGCAGCGAGATCATAATTGCGTAGCCTATATTGACGTAATAGCCACATGCGGAATGGTGTTATCTCGACAGCAATCGGTTCATCACCGTTGACACCGCGCATGATGTAACGATTGCGTACCCTCTGGTACTTCTCATGCATGCGCTCAAGCTCTTCGTTCTGCTCATCAAGAATCTTGCGCTGACGCTCGATGAACGTTAGCTGCTTCTTCTTGCGCTTCCTGGCATTACGATTGGCACGACGACCGACCTCTTGCTTGCCCTCCCATGACAATGAGGCGTAGCGATGCTGCTCCTGCTCACGTATGCATGCTTGACAGATCCCGGTGATCTGCTCGTAGCCGATGCGCGTCTTGCGGATCGGGAAGTCCGAGACAGGACGCCAGCGTGAACACCGGTTACAGTTTCTGTAACCGCGCCACAGCTTCGGCTTTGGACCGGGGAGATCTTTCAATGTCGCTCAAGCACAGTCGGGGCAGCGAGCGCATGGACCATTGCGTCCATCTGATCGACTCCCCCGCTGGTCTTGGCGAGCAGCGGAAAGTCCGGAAATTGCTTGCGAAATGCCACCCATGCGTCGTCTTTGGAGAGGTTGCCTTTGCCGAAGACTACCGATCTCGACTGACTTGCGTTGGGGTTGATGACGATGGCTCCGGGGACCATCTTTGCTGTCAACAGTGCTACACCCTCATGCTTGGCCAGAGAGTGGATGACCTGACGGTTCTGAAACCCGGCGATCTGCTCGACCGCTACTATGTCAGGTTTGATGACGAATAGCTGGATGCGTAGCCACTTGTGCCAGGCCAGCAGATTCTCAGGACTGCTGGCTTTCTTGTCTGGCGGCTTCCAGGCAAGCGCACGGTCGAGCTTGCCATCAATCACCAGGCCGATGGCAGCCCACCCACGACTTGCGACATCAATGCCGACTGACTTCACAGCCAGTAGACCTCGCGCATGTCAGGAATATTCGGGTATTTCGGTGGGGGCACCGGATAGTCACCGCAAGCAAGCTGCATCGCACAGTGCCTTGCCCACACCATGAACAAAACAAAGATCACTATTGCTGCAAGAATGTACTTCCACAGCAACATGATCAAGCCGAGCAACAACAACATCATCAGCATTAGCGCCTCTGTTCTGCCGACGCACCGTAGATCAAGCCGGTGCAGATCGCGGCTGTGAAGAGATTGACAGCATAGCTGCCCTTGGCCACCTTGATTCTGTAAAGATTCTTGCTAGTCAGTTCGGCAGCGAAGTCAACCGCGCCGACGACATCGAACTCAACTACCTCAAGCCCACGTGCGACGGCTGGCGTCGTGGTGTCGAGCGAGCCAGCACCAGGAGCCAGCACTCCGGCGCGCTTGATCACGCTGGAGCGAGCACGCTTCAAGTCGCTGTAGCCGATCTCACTCACTGCGCTCAGCCTCGTTCTTGCGGTGCATGCGCTCTGCCGTCTTCAGCAACTCATCACAGACACCGACCAGTGGCACCGGCTGTGGATTGATAAGCGATTCCTTTAGCAACAGTAAGAACATGTTCATCAGAGGGAAGTGATCAGGCGAGCAAGGCATTGCTCCAGCCGCCGCCTCATGTGAGTCAGTACGAATGCCAACAGCCACCGTACAGCCGCACTTCAGGTAAGCGCGTTCGTTGACGACCATCGGCGGATTGTCGCCCTGCCGTGGGAGAAAACGGGGTGGGAACTGTTCGATCACTTGGCCATCCCCCATCCCTGATTGAAGAACTCCACGATCAAGTGCGACCAGACGCCAACAATAAAGGCACCGAACACGCTGAAGACGAACAGCGCGACGATCACCCACATCGTCTGCTGGAACGACGGACGGGAGGACTCTTTCGAATCCTCCCGCTGCCGCTTCTCGTTTTTGTCAATAGCCATGACGGCTATCGACGGGGCCGCCGCTTGATCTCCCCCGCTGCTTTGCCTCTGCTGGCACCGGCCGACTTGCCCCTGGTCGGGCTGGCCTTGATCGCTCCGGCCGTCTCAGCCTCTGCCTCGTCAGCGACAAAGCCGCCAACACGACTGACAGTGCGCCACTGAGCCTCCAGCACGCGCGCCAGATCGCGGAAACGAACGTAGTTGTGATACGCCGTCTTCTGCAACGCCTGCGCAGCCACCACACGCTCGTCAGTGCGCGACTGCGCCTTGCGCTTGCCCTCATTGGACTCATCCGCGTCGAGCAGCGCAACGTCCTCCAGGTACTCAGCAATGCCATCATAGGCGTCAGCTTCGACGTAGTTCTTGGAGGCATTCCAGAGCGCCGTTGCCAGCGCGCTCGCCAGGCTCGCCAGCAGGTTGCTCATCTCATTGTGGTCGAGCGAGGCGATATCCTCAGGCAGTTCCGGCATCGCACCGGTCCAGCCATTGGGCTCACCCAGGCCAGCCACAGCAAGACTCTTGTCATGCAGCTTGGACTTGACGAATGCCGCCTCAAGCCCCTGCGGAACGAGCTTGCGCAGATCGTCATCAGTCATGCCACCGTTCGCGGACTTCGGCGTCTGCGCACTCTTGGCCAATGGCTTGCCAGACGCACGACGCCGACGAGGCGCAGGGGCAGCATCACTGCCACCCCCACGCTTCGCAACCGGCTTCCGAAGGGTCGCCATCAGATCTCGATGGTGACCTCGCCCGAATCGAGCGCGGTCAGGATCTGCTCGCGGGTGAGCACGATCACGCCATTGTCGGACTTCGGGGCCTTGTCAGCGGTCTTGACGCTGCCACGGCCACGGCGGCGAGTCGGCTTCTCCGGCTCCGGCTCGTCATCCTTGCTGCCGCCCTCGGCAAGCTCTTCCAGCAGCGCGTTGCAGTAGTCCACGATGCGCTTGCGGGTCGGCGGCTTCTCACGGCCCTGCTCGTACTCCAGGACGTACTCGACCTGTTCGGCGGTCAGTTCGTCGTCGTCCAGCGCCTCCTTGAGCACCTTCTTGATGTCGGTCGCGGTCGCCTTGTCATAGCCAGGCCACGGCTCTTCGCCGTCATCGTCGCCACCGTTGTCATCGTCCTCGGGCTCGCTCTTCTTGGCGGACGCCTTGCCCTTGGCAGGCTTCTCATCGCTCTCGGGCTCGCCCAGCGTCTCATCGACGTAGTTGAGAACGCGGGAGGACGGCTTCTCCTGCTCGTTCTCCCAGTCGTAGATGGCCTCCAGGATCGCCACCTCGTCGTCATCGTTCACGTCAAGGCCCTTGACAGCCTTGAGCTTGGAGACGACGGAAAGCTCCGAGTAGCCCTCGATGTAGTCGTCCGGGTTGAACGGCTCTTCGCCGTCGCCCTTGCTGTCGCCACCGTTGTCGTCGTCCAGGTCGGGCAGATCCCCGAAGACCGGCTCGCCGTCCTCGATCTCGATCCCGGCGATGGCCAGGATTTCCTCGATCTGCTCGCCGGACTCTGCCACCTGCGGGTCCTCGTCATCACTGGTGATGCCATCGTTCACGTAGGCATCGATGCTGAAGGTGATGATGTCCTCAGCCGCCGCGATCTTGTCCTTCTTGCTGTCAGGCATCTCGTCCGAGTACGCCCCGTACTCGATGCCCTTCTCGATGATTGCCTCAGCGTGCTGCTCGCTGAGCTTCAGATCCTCCAGTTGCTGCGTTGCCACAAGGCCCTCCTTTGGGCTTGTCGTCGTCCGGTTCCCCGGTGTTGTCGGCCAGACAGCCTAGCAGCTTTAGCCGCTGGGATCAACCCTGATTTTGCCCCCGGAGGGGGCATAACCACCCTACCGGCCGTTGTCGCTAGTGCTGCTAAGCGGTGCCCAGCGAGCGAAGACGGCAGCCCGAACCAAGTCCAGATCGTAGTCCGGCCGCACCTCCCTCGCTTCCTCGATTGCCAGCGAGTCTACCAAAGGCAGCAATGCGCCACGCTTGACAGCCTCCAAGTGATCCTCTTTGCACACGTACGAGCCCTGCGGCCCGAACGGACACCACTTGCACGGACTGTCATCAGTGGTCCAGTTCCAGCCGAACGGATGCTTGCCCTTGAAGTCTGTCTGTGGCAGCATACCTTCCACGAAGTAGCGCTGCCACATGCGCAGTTGTTCACGGCCTTTGCGCATGAACTCAGGATCGTGTTCGAAGTAGAACTCACGTGTGTCCGTGGGGTCATCACGGCTGACGTAGTAGAGGAATCCGTGCTCGACAGGCTCAAGCTCCTGCGCCTCAAGACACTTGCCGCCACCGTGCTCCGGGCAGATGTACTTCTCGTCGCCATTGCGATCACCCACGTAGATCGCCAGCCGCCCACTGTTGACACAGCGCGTCACTTGCCACGGACCTTGCTCATGTGCGAGCCCGATCTCGCATTTGACCTGGCGCACGTATTCCTCATGCGGTCCGCGTAGAAGCTTGCGCATTGCTTCCATCGTCTCCGCGCCCACATTCTTGACCTCTGCCACGACCGGCCGTGTGCTGCGCGGGCGCGCAATGATTGCGTCAACAGTCGTGGTAAGCCAGCACTCCGGGTCCTCAAACTGCGTCTGATGCTCTTCAGTCGGCGCAGAAACGAGCATCCCAGCCTGGTGCCAGCGCTTGACAAGCTGCATTTCCAGATCCTTGCCAATATCCATGATCTGGCGCGAGTGACGGGAGAACTTGCCACGCGGGATATCCATCATCGTGTAGATCGCGCGCCGAGCGCAGGCGCGCGGATTGTCACCAGGGAACTGCGAGCCGTGGAAAGACACATGCCACGGCGCGTCACGACTGTGGCCGACGTTCGGTTTCTCAGCTTCCAACTGCTCTGAGAACCGGTACGCTGCCATCGTCAGTGGATCGATCTCCTTCAGCATCCCCACTCGACTCAGAAACTCGCCGCGTGATAAGCCCACCTGTACCTCCTTTCTTGAACAGGAACACGTGATGATACACGTAACCATTGATGCCATGCTCTGTGAGCCCGTGCTGGCGCTTGGCCAGCAGTTCTACACGCAGCAACTCATGCATCTCTTCCGGCGTTTCCGGGAACCCCAGCACGTCAGCGATGTCGTTGAACACGCTTCACCTCCACATAGCTCAGTGGCATGTGGCAGATGACGCCAGTACTGCTCACAGCCGTAATCCAGTCATCGAGCGCCGTAACGCGACCTGTAAAGTCTCCTGACCCATGCCCATAGGCGGGATCGATAGGCCAGGAAACGTGTACCAATGATCCCACGCGGACCAGCCCGAAGCGCTTCACGCCGGAGTGCTTCGATGCGTTCTCTGGCGTCCGTCTCGGTGTAGTAGTAGTGGCGCGACTCCGGATCTTTGGCGACGTAGAACCAGTTGACCTCGCCGTTTGTTGCGCCGCGATTTTCTTCTTCCAAGGGTTTGTATCCTTCATGTTGACATTCGCAGGCGCGACATGATGCGGTACGTCAGGTCATCGTCTTCGACAATACCGTTGATAGCCCGCCATTCTCCCTTCCACTTCTGGTTGGTGCGCTTGAAATTGTCATCGAGAACGTAGAACATGCCCCCAC